CCACTTGTAGTGGGCTACAGATCCTCGCTGGATTAGCCCGTGATAAGTCCACAGCACGTCTTGTGAACGTCTTGCCTGGTGATAGACCACAAGATGCTTACAAGGTCGTTGCAGAGGCTGCTACACCTAACTGTCCTGAGCGGATACAACCATTCATGGATAGAAAGGTGACCAAACGAGTGGTCATGACTGTTCCTTACAATGCTAAACCTTTCTCAAACCGTGGTTACATTCGTGAAGCACTGAAGGAGAAGGGCATTGAGCTTGAGAAGGAAGAGCTAACAGCAGTCGTTAAGGCTGTTAGGGATGCCATGAATCAGATTGTCCCTGGTCCTATGGCAGTGATGAAATGGATTGAGCAGGAGGTAGCAGCAGCTATTAAGCGTGGTGCTGACCACCTTGAATGGGTAACACCATCAGGGTTTGTCGTGCATCAGAAGCTGATGAAGAAGCTTGTAGAACGTTTGCAGCTACAGCTGTTAGGCAAGTGCGAAGTACGTGTGGCTACTGGTGATACCGATGAGGTAGACATCAACCACCACAAGAATGCAACAAGTCCTAACCTCATTCATAGCCTTGATGCCAGTTTGCTACACCTAGCTACAATGCGTTTCGATGCACCCATTGCACTGATCCATGATTCAGTACTGTGTCGTGCTACTGATATGTCTGTCCTATCCACTCTCGTAAGAGAGACATATCTCCACTTATTTGCTGAGAATGACTACTTACGGGACTGGGCAAAGCAAATAGGCGCTGAGACAGAGCCACCGATAATAGGGGATCTAGAGCCAGAGACAGTTATCGATTCAACCTACTTTTTCAGCTGAATGAATGAACTCGCCACGACCACCTCCGTGGATCTATCACTAGAGCAGTGCGATGACCTGCTTGTGTCTGGTATGTGCAGTGTTCGTGATGCCATTCTCGGCTACACGAAAAACGGACTAACTCAGACACAAATCAGCGAACGTGTTAAGGGTCTTGGGCTTAAGGGCTCAGTCCGCACCATCCAAAGCCATGTAAAGGCTCTTCGTGATGATGGTCTGCTGCCTAAGGTTGGTGAGGCCCCATCCAGCGCACGACACAAGAAAGAGTCTGCCTACCAAAACCGCAAAAACTGCGGAATTGGTATTGAGCCCACCCCCGTGCCACCGAGCACGACTGAATCTAATAATCTACCGTTACCTACTAATGACGAACCACCTGAGCAACTTCCAGCAGTGGTCTGCGAAGTTGTCGAAGAAGACGATCCCGAACGAGATTATCTCCGAGCCCTTGAGTGCATCGACGAGTTGTTCACACTCACAAAGCGTTACTTCCACGCTGGCTGGGACAAGCGAAAGTGGTACGAACTCGCTGGTGAATGTCGCACCATCGAAGCCTGCTGTAACGCACATTGTGGCAGCAAGCACGGTGAAGGAGTTAAATGATGCTGTACCTGCTGAACGATTGACACGAGCTGTCCGTCGGGAACATCGTGCATGGATCGACCTTGCTAACTCTTGTAAGCAAGGATCAGTTCAGAAGGGTGTTCACAATGGTGAGATCATTCGTCGTCCTGACTACATCGTTGGTGCTCTCCAGAAGGCTGGACTGATTGACGAGTACACTGTCTACCAGCCAATGCAGATTGGCCGATTCCGTCGTACTGGTCTGGCTGTAAACCTGTCATTCCTGTACGAGTACCAAGAACAGATCCTTGAAGCTATTGAGGATCACACCCCATACAATCCTCACGAAGCTTTCCGTGTTTTGTGTATTGCATGGATGCTTGCAGCTAGCAACGGTTTTGTCCTTGCTGAATCGCCTATTATTGATGAGTTGGCTCACCAGCTGAGGAATCTCCCACAATCGGAAGTTCACAAACTTCTCACTGCATAATCTATCCACACCCGTAAACTAAATGCCCGCCACAATTCACGTTACCCAACAACCTGTTGTCCTTGAAGGTTATCAGGCTGTACTGCGTCCATCTAAGTTCGGCTACTCCTTGTCTGCAATCGTAGATGAGAAGCTTGTCGAAGTACTGGAAGCTGATCGAGTTGAGACTCTCAAATGGGCAGAGTCGAAACTGAAGAACCCCAAGCGTTCAACGCTTAAGCCCGAACCCTGGGAGGAGGTCTCCGAGGGTAAGTACAAAGTTAAGTTTAGTTGGAATGAAGACACACGTCCGCCCGTGGTGGATACTGAGGGAACACCTATTACAGACGACACCACTCCCATCTACAGTGGCTCAACAGTTAAACTTGCATTCAAGCAGAAACCTTACATCCTCCGTGACGGAGTTACCTACGGGACAAGTCTTAAACTTGTCGGAATCCAACTTGTATCCCTCTCGTCTTCTGCTGGTATTGATGCAGGCGACCTTGATGAAACTGAAGTGGCGGCTCTCTTTGGCCAAACAAAAGGCTTCAAGGCTGGTGAACCGAACGTAACACCTGCACCTGTTGAGGATACTGAAGACGACTTCTAATGGCTTTCCGTTCAGGGCTTGAAGAGAAGGTCGCTGATCTTCTCGTCAACCTTGGAGTTAAGTATGAGTACGAATCCACCAAAGTTCCATACATCCTCCAATGTAACTATACGCCCGACTTCTTGCTTCCTAATGGGATCTACTTAGAGACCAAGGGGCAGCTGACTGAAGAGGATAGACGGAAGATGAAAGCAGTGAAGGAAGCTAACCCTGACCTTGACATACGCTTTGTCTTCCAGTCTCCCTACAACAAGATCTATAAGGGATCTAAAACTACCTACGCCAAGTGGGCTGAGAAACACGGCTTCCCTTGGTGTGCATTCCACTCAATACCAATCGAATGGCTAACCTGACTTACGGCACTCCTGAATTCTACGCTGAACAGTTTAGTGATTTCCTCGCTGATGTACAAGCTGATGATCCTAAATACGGTGACGCTATTGTAGAAGGATTGCTGCTGTGCATTAAAGACTGGAGGGATTACCACGCTAATCAAGTGAATGAATACAACCGGATCGAACAGCGAGTTCGTAAGGCACTTACCGTGTGAAACCTGTGGGTCGTCTGATGGAAACTCTCTCTATTCAGACGGCCACACTTTTTGTTTCGTATGCGAATCATATGGACATTCCGAAGAGGATGTTCACACTCACAAATCAATGTCAAATGTCCACCTTAAAGGCTCAGCCGAACGGCTGCAGAAACGAGGCATATCAGAAAAAGTATGCCAACAATACAAAATCTATAGAGACGGAGATGTCTTACGCTTCCATTATTTCGATGGCTCTGGCGTCCTTAAGGGCTGCAAAGTAAAAACAAAGAGTAAGGTATTTACCTATGAAGGAGAAGTTCCTGGAACCCTCTTTGGACAACATTTGTTTCCCGCCACTGGAAAACGAGTCGTTATCACTGAAGGAGAACTCGATGCGGCTTCATGTAGTGAGGCTATGCCGGGGTGGCCGATGGTATCTCTACCTAGCGGTGCCGCAGCGGCAAGAAAGTCGATCCAAAGGGCTATCCCCTGGCTCCAGGGCTATGAGGAGATTGTCCTGTTCTTCGACAATGACGAGGCAGGCCGTAAGGCGACGGAGGAAGCAGCAAGCGTATTGCCACCTGGCAAGTGCAAGATTGCATCGCTCCAAGGCGATTACAAAGATGCGTCTGACGCCCTCTCTGCCAATGACACTGAAGCGATTCGTCGCGCTATTTGGGATGCAAAACCTTACCGTCCAGATGGGATCGTTGACGGCAAAACCCTCTTAGATCTTGTTACTACACCATCACCACCATCAGATCATGACTACCCCTTTGACGGACTCCAACGACTATTACACGGAGTGCGATATGGAGAGCTTGTTACCATTACTGCGGGCTCAGGTATCGGCAAGTCCAGCTTCTGTAGGGAGCTTGCGTGTTCATTTCTACAAAACGGGGAACGGGTCGGTTACCTTGCTCTTGAGGAATCAAATAGGCGTACTGCTCTCGGTTTAATGTCTGCCGCTGTAGGCAAACCTCTCCACTTAGGTACTCATGAACGATCTACTCTCACCGAAGCGTATCAGGCAACTCTTGCTGATTGGAATCTCTTTCTTT